GCCGACTGACGGGCCAGATCCGCAAGGCGGGACTGCTCTTGCCCAGACGCCAAGATAGCAGCCATGCGAGCGTCATTCGACTGCTGCCCGAAGTTGGACATGGCCCGGTCATAGCCCGACGAGCCGAGCTTGATGCCTTGATTGCTCAATTGCGTTTCAAGGGCTGCCCGGTCCTGTGCAAGTTTCGGGTTGATGCGCGAAAACAAGGCATCTTCCGTGCGCTGCCGGTCGGCTGTGAACTCGGTGTCATAGCTGGTGCGAAGCTGGCCCAATTCAGGGCGCGGGCCGAGGTCTGCCGCCGTCAATTGCTTCTGCATGTTGCCGATCAGGTCGCGGGACGTGTTCGCGCCGAGCGTGGCAAGGTTCAGGTTCGCTTGATTGTTTTGCGCAAGCGTCTGCTGCCGAACAGGTGACAGGCTTTCGGTTCTGGTAAACGTCGGGATGTCATAGGACTGATTGGTGTAGGGGTCAGTGAATGTATATGTCCCCGTCTGGTTCGTCATCTGGGTCGAACCATCCGCGCCGATCAGGTTCGCATTGCTCATAAAATTGTTGGCAATGGCCGTGCTGATATTCGCGCCGGTCTGGGCCGCCGATGTCTCCTTGGGAGGTGTCGGGGGTGGTGGACTGCTGCCGCCCATGTCAAGAACTCCTGATAAATCTGGATGCGTCGCGCTGCTCAACCGTCAGCGTCATGAATGAGCCGGCCTTGCCCTTGCCCCGTAGGTTCGGGATTAGGATTTGGTCAAAGCCAAGTGACTTGATGATGCGAATAACGCGGGTGTTTTCCGGATCGTTCTGGGTGACCAGAAGCTGACACCCCAACTCGTCGAAGGCGTATCGGGCAATCTCACGGATAACCATTCGCGAAAGCCAGCTTTCGTCACGGCTTGCCGCTGAAAACTCGATAGTTCCATGTCGCGGGTTCCAATCGTGGAACGCCACCGCGCCTTTAAGCTTCTGGCCCTTGAACACACCGAAACACAGGTTCGGCGTTTTAAGCTGCCGCTCGTCGTCGTAAATCTGATCGGACAGCCAGCCGGCCAAAGCGTGATTGAACTCGCTGTCCGCGCCTTGCGCCCAGACAATCTGCATCAGACGATAAGCCCGCCCTGTTCATAGGCGATGTCGAACGCCACCAGTTCAACGCGAGGCAATGGCGTGACGCCGTAGGTGACTTGAACCTGTGGAGCGAATGAAAACCCGGTTTCACCGATGCCAACCCAGCCGGTTTTGTAAGACGCCTTGATGTTCGACGTATCCCACAAGGCGCTGTCCCATAGCCCGCTATCCCATTCCGAGGTCAGGAAGTTCGCAGGTGATGACGGCGCGCTAGGCAACGTCTCGGCGTAATCGGTTGAGCCGCTCACTTTGGCGATGATCGGGGTTGCAGCCTTGAAGATGGTTCGGGCCATCGTGATTGTCTTGGTAACGCCGGGTGCGTCCAGATGGTCGAAGGCCCCGCTGTAGGCTGCCGTGTAGGGCGTGCCGTCGTCAGAGCCGCCCGCTTCCATCTCATAGATGCAGCCATCGTTCGCGCCGAAATAGCCCCGGCCATTGAAAAGCGACATGCACCGGGTCTGCCAGTTCGTGAACCGCGCCCATGCGCCCGTCTGGATGTTGCAGACAAAGCAGATGTCATCCAGCCCGGTCACGGGAGGCAGCGAGACCACCATCATCGAATTGGCTGACCATTTCAGGATCTCGAAGGGCAGCGAAATACGGTCCTTGGCTTCCTTCCGCCATTCCGGTTCTATCGCGCGAGACACTGCCGACAATGACAACGCAGCGCTGTCCTTGCTGACGGCTTCCGACAGGGCAATGACGCCTTCTTCAGTCGCAATGAGCAAGTCCCCGCCAGCCTGCATGATGGCTTTCATGCCAAGCGGGCGGCTGATGTTATAGACGCCTTGGATTGACCACTTGGTCGGGTCGGACGGGTCGGTGCCTTGATAGATGGCCACCTCGCCAGTCGTCGAAACGAACACGCATTTCTGGTTCACGCCATCGCCGGCATCCAGCGACCATGTAGCGCCGAACAGAAGAGCGCCGCCATCCTGGAACACGCCCGCTAGGGATATGTCCTGAGCCGCACCGCCTACGCTATCCACCGGCAGGAACCATGCCGTCTGGGTGCCACCCTGCACCATAAAGATGCGATTGGAATAAACCCAGCCCTGAGACAGAAGCGAAGTCGTCACGCCCGTGATGGCCGGGGTTGAAACGCCCGTAATCGGTGTGAAGCTGGTGCCGTCATAAAGAAGCGGGCTGTTCGTGCCGTTAAAGCAGTATTGATAAATCCCGCCCGTGGTCGTCATTTGCACGGTGGAATAATAGCCCGATGTCCGCCCTGTTACCGTGGCCGAGATTGGCGTTGTCGGGGTCGAAGGCGTTGTGATGTCGTAAACCTTGTCCAGATCCGCCGCGAACCGCTTGCGCCCACCTGCCCCGATATACTCCCACATGGACCGCACCGGAATAGCGCCAGCCAGTGTAGCACTCTTGGCACGTCCACCTCGCACGCGGATGCCGGTTGTGGTGGGGAACCAATTGTCTAGCGTTAGTGCCGTTTCAGGTGACTGGATGGCGTAGTTTTCGGACAGCACCCAGCCCCTACGTGGTGCCGGAAATGTCTTGGCCTTCATCGCTGCCGGTCGGGCTGCTGTTGGTCTAACCTGACCTCTTGCGGGCCGGATCATGGGGAACGGTCCCGCGCGTCATAGGCTGCGTAATCAGCCAGAGCCGCTTCAAATTCAGCCATCTGGTCGGCGAAGTCCTGCCCGACATGGCGACGTTGACGCCAGATAGCGCCCTTCACAAGCAAGTCCTCGGGGAATAGCGCCGTTTCCGCATCAAGGCTCATGCGGCTGGTGCCGTTCGATGCCCAATTCAAGGTCTGGACCGTCACGCTCGCCGTCGCGGCATTGGCGAGGAATGGGTAAAAGCTGATGGTTGAACCGACAAGCCGGAAGAACCGTGGCGTTCCTTGGATAGGGGTAAGGGATGCCCATTCATCAGGCGACAGGCCGCCACGAACCGGAACACCGCCAGCGTTCACCGCATTGCCGTTTATCAGGCGCGAGAAGCCGCTTGGCAGGGCATGGGCCACCAGCGCGCCCGTGCCTGTCACGGTCGTTGTCTGCCGCAGCGCGCCCCAATCCACGCGCCTTGCAACATCAAGCCCGGTGTCGTTGATGAACTGGACGATATTGATAATCTCTCTTGATGTCGAACCGCTGGCCGATGGCGGGACATCCAGAGCCGTGTTTCGGGCGACATCTTGGGCAATCGTGAGCAGCGTCATGGTGTGATTGTCCTCTGCCGCACGATGCCGTTAGCCCAACGGTCCCGCTCGTCATTAATCAGCATGTCATTCAATGCGCCGGCGAATAGCTGATCGGTCATTGCCGCAAGTTCTGGATCACGCAGGAACTTGGCAGCCTCAAAGCCGACCGCGTATAGGTAAACCTGCGGATGGGCAGCCAGAAGCCAGTTGCTTGTGGTGGTTGATGTCGTCAGCGTCGGGATGGCTGCGTAGTAGATGACCGACCGCGTTCCGGATGCGCCGTAGACCAGCACATTTGAACCCGAGACAGCGTAGGCGTCATCACCGGATGCAGTGTCCCGCGTATCGACAATCGAACCCGCCCGCATGGTCGTTGTGGGGTTGAAAAACAGTGAGATGATTTCAAGGCAGTCAGCCGGCAAAGGCGCAACGCCATCGGTGAAGGTCAACGTCCCGTTGGTGATCTGCTGCCGGGTGCGCAGCTTCTTGTTCAACGTCGCCTCGGCCATCTTCACCAAGCGAGGGAACACGTCGCTAATGGCACGATTGCCGACATGCTCAGAGACGGCTAGCCGAAGATCCAGATAGTCCGCAAAAGCGCTCATACGGTGCCATCCTTTGTCCGCCACGCCTTGTTATCGCTGTCATTAAGCCAGCGTGACACAAAGGCGGTATCGCCTTCCGTATGGGCCTGCGCTATGCCGCTATCGTAAAGGACGTTGAGCGGGATTGACGCGACGTGATGATAGTCGCCAGACCATCCTGGCGCTGCCATGTTCCGCTGCGCCGTGTTGATATCAATGGTCGGCTCGACTTCGTAATCTGTCCGGAAGGTGAGTGTGCCGTCTGGGTTCTCACGTCGCCAGACCTGCCGGCCCAGCTTCGGTTGCCAGTCGTGCAAGATCCAGTCACCATCCTTGATCTGCATGTCAGCCGCCCTTGTGCCGCTCGAACATGCCGGCTTCGATGCCGTCAAAGGCAGCATCAACCGACACTTCGATGATCGAACCGGCAACAACGCGGTCCTCGGTGCCGTCCGGTTTTTCCTCGCGCCAGAAGTCGCGAATGACCTTGACCTTGACCGAACTAACGGCAGCGGGTGCGGGGGATTTGGTATCTGCCACAATGGCCTCGTCTGGTTTGGGTGAAATGGAAAGGGGCGGCATTGCTGCCGCCCCCTGTGGTTTGCGTGGAACGCCTTTTCGCCAAGGCATCAGGTCGATGATGTGAGGCCGAACACGTCAGCACAGACGCCAAGACCCTTTTCATTCTTGACCTTGAGAGCGCCTTCACCGATCAGGACGAACTTCTTGGCGTCGCCGGTCTTGGCAACTTCCTTGTCCTCCTTGATCTTGCGGAACCAGCCGAACTGAAGGAACTCGGGGTCCACAAAGAACACGTTACGGGCCAGCGTAGCCGAGCCTGCCATCACGCGGTTGGGGTGGATCATGACCTTGCCGAACGGGCCTTCGTAAACATCAGCATTGGCAATGATGCTGTTGTTCTTGCCGGTGGATGCAGCGTAGCGGAAGGCCGCGACGTTGGTATCCGACATGAAGGTGACGAACACCGACTTCACGTAAGGCGAGGTGAACACATGGCGGAAATTCGCTCCGTTCGTGTAGCCTGACTGCATGACGGTATCCATGAGCACCTTGGTAAAGGCGCGCTGGGTGCCGTTGGTCGGAGCGGCTGTAAGGCCGGTGCCGGTATTGTATCCGCCGTTAGCGCCGGTCGCACCGCGCGAGACGTTCGACGTGATCCAGGTGTTGAGCGAGCCGAATTCACGGGTAGCGCCTGCCACCTGTGCGTTGGTGTCAACGATGGCGAACTCGGTATCCTTGCGAAGCTCGACGCCCTTCTTGAGCTTCTGATACTTCACCTGCTCGACGTTGCCGGCGTTGTTGGTGGCATCCTGCGTGCCAGAGATGACGCCATCCTTGCGCATGATCTGGGTGTAGGAGCCGAGACGAACGGCAGCGCTGGTCGCACCGAAGGTGTATTCATCACCTTCAAGCTGGATGTTGGCGACTGGGGCTGCCAGATCATCCACCAGCCATTCGGGGTGAGTGGTATCAAAAGACACCTTTTCGATCATGGAATAGATCGGGGTAT